AACAATTTCATCCTATCAAAAATCCATAAAATATAGATTAGCAATCTGTGCAAGGTGTCAAAAATCTATGTTTTATGGATTTTTCTATTGACAATCCACATTTCATAGATTTATAATCCAATCATCCCCCGGGGCGGCGAACCCCGCGGGACGGATGTCCTCCGCTTGTGTTTTCCTGGAAACGGATCCCTCTCTATCGCACTCAAAGCCAGGCACGGAGGCAAACGCCCCTGTGCTGCCGGGTGACGCCGGCGCGCAGACACGGGTGGTACGTATGGTTTTCTTTTGATTTTTTTCTCTTTTCCATCGTACCACCCGTTTCGCGTCCTGTCAAGTTAACCATGGTTAAAGGTAGGTGATATTGTGCAACTAAGCAACAACATCCGGTGGCGGCGCGAGGCCAAGGGCCTGAGCCAGTCAGAGCTGGGCCGCCAGTGCGATGTGACGGCGGCGGCCATCAACCGCTTCGAAAGCGGACTCAAGGTGCCGTCGCTGGTGACGGCGGTAGCGCTGGCCAAGGCGCTGGGCTGCTCGCTGGATGAGCTGGTGGGTTCCGCCAGCGCCTAGGTCAAGCATAGCGGAAGGAGGGTTGTTTGTCCATGCAGGATAACAGCAGGAATATCTATCAGACCGCCCGAAAATCAGCGGGTCTGACGCAGGAGGCAGCCGCGGAACGGCTGGCGGTGAGCCTGACCAGTCTGCGAGCCTACGAGGGCGGCGAGCGCGTCCCCGCGGGCGACGTGGTGGCCCGGATGTGCATCGTCTACGACACGCAGTTTCTGGGCGTTCAGCACTTACAGGCGTTCGGCGCATTGCTGCCGGAGTGCGTGCAGGAGGCCCGGCCGGAGCGGCTGGAGACGGCTACCATCAAGCTGGTGCGGCGGATCATGCGCTTTGCCGAGAGCCACCGGGAAGACCGGCTGCTGGAGATCGCCGAGGACGGCGTGATCGACGACGAGGAGCGGCCGGAGTTTCTGGCCATCACGGCGGAGCTGACGGACATCATCAAGGCCGCGCTGGCCCTGATGTACACGGAGGAGGTGTAACCATGCCGAAGGTCAATCTGCTGCGGGATGAGGGGCGGGAACGTGCCAAGGTGAGGCGCACCCTGATCCGCATGAAGTGCGCGGAGCGGGACATCCCGTCCCAGGCGGTGCTGGCCCGGAAGATCGGGCTGAACGAGTCCACCATGAGCACCAAGATCAACAGCGGCGCATGGACAGCGGACGACCTGCGGGCGCTGGATCGGCAGCTGCGCTTCAGCGCGGAGGAGTTGGCCCGGTTCGTGCGGGCATGAAAACAGCCGCCAGAGGGCGGCAGGAGGGAGGCGTGATGGGCTTCTATGACTACGAGTGCGATCTCATTCGCGCCGATGAGCGTTTTATCTGCCAGTGCATGAAGTGCGGGCAGGAGCGGCTCAAGAAACTTAGTGTGTGCATGCTGCGCCGTGAGGGCAGCGGCATAGTGAAAACTATCGGCTACCTCTGTCCGGTCTGCTACGCACAGCAGATGGACGAGTGGGCAGTGCCGGAATGAACTGAAGAAGGAGGTGAGACGTGTGGGCGACGTAGTCCTTTACGCGGCGGTAGTCGTGGGCGCGTGGACGGCAGCTTCGGCGACGGTCACGCTGGCGGAATCGCTGGGCAAAAGAAAGACCGCCTTTCGGGGGGAGCCGAAAAGCGGTCAAGGCAGATCAGATCTGCCGAATGAGAACACTATCATTGTAGCAGAAAGACACTGAACTGGCAAGGGGGAATTGGGGAAAATGGCAGAAAATTTAGAGCGTCCGGCATATTGGGCGGTGATCCCGGCCGATGTGCGCTATGACGATGACCTCCCCGCCAATGCCAAGCTGCTCTACGGCGAGATCACGGCCCTGTGCAACAGCGAGGGCTACTGCTGGGCCTCCAACGAGTACTTCGCCCAGCTGTTTGGCTGGGCCACCAAGTCGGTGACCCGGCTGGTCTCCGCCCTGCGGGACGCCGGTCACATCGAAGTGGAAATGGCGCCCTGCGGCGGCGGTACCGAGCGGCGGATCTATGCCGGTGTAGCTGTGGGGGGTGTCCGCAAAATTGCGGAGGGGGTCTCCGCAAAATTGCGGAGGGGGTCTCCGCAAAATTGCGGAGTCTATAATATGTTGAATAATACAGAGAATAATACCCCCCTTACCCCCCAAGGGGGACGGCGTGGCCAAAAGGCGGAATGGGAGCCGGATCGGTTCGAGGGCCTGTGGAAATTCTACCCCGTGATCGAGAAGGTCGGCCCGGACGGCTCCGTGACAAAAACCAGCAAGGGCGACAAGGGCAAGGCGCGCCGCATCTGGAATGCGATGCAGCCCCCTCCGGAGTTGATCCGCGACATGGGGCGCTGGCTGATCCTCAAGCTCAGGTACGACGACCAGTACGCCAGAGGGTATGGTGTGCAGCATGTGTCTACGTGGCTCAATGCCATCCGCCGCAACGGCGGCGTGCTGGAGATGCCGGAGGTGCCCCAGGCCACTCAGACGGCGCAGCGTTCCGCTCCTGACGCGCCCACCATGGACTACGACTGGAGGGATGACGAGTGGCCGACGTGATGCCCGCCCAGCGCTGGCTGGAGGCGGAGAACGCCGTCATCGGTGCGCTGCTGCTGGACGAGCGGCTGGCCTCTCCCATCCTGGCGGCGGTGGACGCCGCGGACATCTGCGACGCGGCCAACCGGAAGATCTATCAGGCGGCCCGGGTGCTGCTGCTGGAGGGCAAGCCGGTGGATCCGGTGACCATCCGGGGCAAAGTGGGCCCGGAGTGCGAGCAGCGGCTCTTGCAGCTGATGGAGATCGTGCCCACCACTGCCAACTGGCGGGAGTACGCCGCTATCATGCATGAGCAGGCCGTCATGGCCCGCATCCGGGACACGGCTCACGACCTGATGGCCGAGCCGACGCTGGAGGGCTGCCGCAGCAAGGTGGCCGCTTTGGGCGAGATGCTGTCCGCCAGCCGGGGCGTCGAGGCGTGGACGATGACGGACGCCTATCGGCACTTCATGGAGGCGCAGGACGCCGCCGAGAAGCGGGTCTATGTTAGCTACGGCATCCGGGAGCTGGACGCCGTCACATTCACCGAGCAGGGCGACGTGGTGATCGTGGGCGGCGAGCCCTCCAGCGGCAAGACGCTGCTGGCGCTGCAAATGGCCTATCACATGGCCAAGACCTACAACGTGGGCTTCTTCAGCTTGGAGACCAATCCGGCCAAGCTGACCGACCGTCTGGTGTCCGCCGCCATCGATGTGGACTTTACCGCCATCAAGCGGCAGCAGCTGGGCGAGAGCGACTGGCAGCGGGTGGCCGAAGGCGGCCAGGACTTCACGGGCCGCCGCCTGACGCTGATCCGGTGCTCCGGCATGACGGCCTCCCGCATTCAGGCGGTGAGCCGCTCCTATGGCTTCGACATCATCTTCGTGGACTACGTCCAGCTGATCGCGCCGGAGACGGATCCCCGACTGGGGCAGACCCAGGCCATGGCGGCGGTGTCCCGCTCCATGCACATGTTCGCCCAGTCCAGCGGCACGCTGGTGGTGGAGCTGGCCCAGCTCTCCCGCCCGGAGAAGCAGTCCAAGTGGCGGGAGCCGACCATGCACGACCTGAAGGAGACCGGCCAGCTGGAACAGGATGCCGACGCTATCATGATGCTCTATAAGCCGGAGGTGGGCGGCAAACTCTACGGCATCGAGGTGGTCGATCAGGAGCAGGCGGACGGCATGCGCGTGCTGAAGCTGGTCAAACAGAAGGAGGGGAGGCTGCTGCCTATCCCGATGCACTTCGACGGCGCCAAGCAGCGCATGAGCGTCATGGCGGGGCCGGACGGTCGGGCGCTGATGCGCAAGTACTACGACCTGGCCAAGCTCAGACAGGTACAGCGGGCCGCCAAGCGCGGCGATCCCGTCCCCGGTCAGGTGAAACTGACGGAGATCCAGGACGACGGCACGATGCCGTTTTGAGGAGGTGGCCGATGAGCCTTGATATTTGCCCCATGACGCTCAAGGAGGCCAATGCTTTCGTGGAGCAGCATCACCGGCACCACAAGCCGGTGGTAGGACACAAGTTCTCCATCGGCTGTACGGACGGGGAAAAGATTGTAGGTGTTGCCATTGTGGGCAGACCGGTGGCGCGGCATCTGGACGACGGCTGGACGCTGGAGGTCAATCGCCTATGCACGGACGGTACTCACAATGCCTGCTCGATGCTCTATGCGGCCGCATGGCGTGCGGCACGGGCGATGGGGTACAAGCGTCTTGTGACCTACATACTGGACAGCGAGAGTGGAACAAGCCTGAAAGCCAGTGGCTGGAAGTGCGTGGGACAGGCTGGTGGACTGAGGTGGACTGGAAAACGCAGACCGGAGGTCGATCTATACCCAGCGCAGATGAAAATTCGGTGGGAGAAGGAGGAGAAACATGGAACGACTGACTGAACGCTGGGGTGAAGATGACGTAATGGTCGGGCCCTGATGCGCAAATTTTCCAATCTGGCCAAGGCCAGACAGGCCCAGCGGGCCGCCAAGCGCGGCAATTCCGTTCCGGGTCAGGTGAAGCTTGAGGAAGTCGAGGACGACGGCACCATGCCGTTTTGAGGAGGTGGCCAATGGAGATTGGCGACAAGATCATGTTTGTGCCGTACTGTAACCGCGCCGGCGTGACGGGCGAGATCAAGAGCAAGCCCGTGCCGGGCTGGGTGGTGTGGATCCATCCGGCGCTGCGCTTCGCGGTGGTGGAGCGGCGGACGAAAAACTATACATACCGGGAGGCGGTACGCCTGACCCGGGCGGAAAGAAGGATGATGCTGGATGAGAACAATAGCGATCATGAACCTGAAGGGCGGCGTGGGCAAGACGGTCACGGCCCTCAATTTGGCCGACGTGCTGCGGCGGGCCGGTAAGTCGGTGGTGCTGGTGGACTGCGACGGTCAGGCCAATCTGACGGAGTTCTACCTGCAGGAGGCGGCGCTGGACGCGCTGGAAGATGGCGGCATTACGGTGACCGACCTGCTGATGGGCGGCGCCGAGCCGCTGTGGAGCGACAACGTGATCCCGCTGGGCAGCGACGGTCTGGTGTCGCTGCTGCCGGCTGACTCGTCCCTGTACGGGCTGGACATTGCCGCCATCAAGCTGGGGCAGAGCGTTTCCATCAAGCCGTTTGAGGACTTCCGGGACGCTGCGGCGGAGGACGGTGTGGACTACATGATCTTTGACTGCCCGCCCGGCTTCAGTGCCGGCAGCGTGGCCGCCCTGAACGCCGCGGAAGGCGTGGTGGTAACCACTAAGGTGGACGGCTTTTCCCTGCGGGGCGTGGGCAAGCTGCGGGCGCAGCTGCGCTCCATGCGGTCGGCGGCCTGCAATGCCGACGCTATCGATGGCGTGTTGATCACCCAGTGGCGAAAAGATGGCGCCGTGCTGGCGGGCGAGAAGGTGCTGCGGAACGCACGGGGGTTGAAGGTGTTCGACACGGTGATCCGGTGGTCGAGCCCCGTAGACGGCTCCACCATGGCCCAGCAGCCGCTGGACGAGTACAGTCCCCGCAGCAACGCCGCCCAGGACTATCGGGCGTGGGTCAAGGAATATCTGGGTGAGGAGGTGCAAGCGTGAGCCAATATGATTTGATGCCGTATAAGGGAAAATCCCTCATGCAGTGGGCCATTGAGTGGTTCACCATGTCTAACGACAGCTTCTACGACATGTATGGCTTTAACTTCAACCCGCACGAGTATCCGGGGCTGTATGAGCAGGCGCGGGAGCGCGTGCACGGAGGTGATTCGGATGGCCGGTAAAGCCTCGAAAAAGTTTGACCTGGGCGAGCTGACCCGGGCGCTGGCGGGCGAAGTTCCCGAGTCGGGAACGGAGGGCCGCGACCAGATCGAGTACATCGACATCGGCCTGATCGACAGCGACCCCGGCAACTTCTACGAGCTGAGGGACATCCCCGATCTGGCCGGGGACATCGAGACTGTGGGCCTGCAGCAGCCGCTGCTGGTGCGGCCCGGCGAGGACGGCCATGTGGTGCTGATCTCCGGCCACCGGCGCCGGGCGGCGCTGCAGCTGCTGGTGGACGAGGGCAAGGAGCGGTTCCGGCAGGTGCCGTGCATCCGGAAGACGGGTGGGAACGCTTTGGTCTACGAGATGCAGCTGATCTTCGCCAACGCCCACACTCGCGTGCTGACCAGCGCGGAGATCGGCAAACAGGCCGCGCGGCTGGAGGAGATCTTCTACCAGCTGAAGGAGCAGGGCTATGAGTTCCCCGGCCGTATGATCGACCATGTGGCGGAGGCCTGCAACATCAAGCGGGCGAAGCTGGGGCGGATCAAGAAGATCTTTACGCATCTGGCTCCCTGCTACAAGCCCCTTTGGGACGCAGGCGACCTGCCGGAGGACACTGCCGACGCGCTGGCCGGTCTGCCGCAGGGCGTGCAGGAGCGGATCAAGCGGGTCTGCCCCAAGAAAACGCCCGCGGCCAGAAATATTCGAGAAATCGGTGCAAAAATGAAAACGGGGTTTTGCTACGACGTCATCGGCCTGAAGTGTCCGGACGGCGGGGTTTGTACTCAGCGGGATAAATTCCTGAAACATAACCTGACGTGCGACAGCTGGGAGCGCTGCGACGGGGCCAAGTGCTGTGTGGAGTGCAGCAAGGGCGGCGCACACAGTCCGGACGGCGGCATGTACAGCGGCGCCGCCTGCGCGGAGATGTGCGCCAAGGCCCGCGCCGTCTACGAAAAGGCCAAAGCTAAGCAGAAGGACAGCGAGGAGCGAGAGGCCGCCAAGGCCCGCAGCAAGGCCGTGCAGAAGGCCATGGCGGACGCGGCGCGGATCGTCCGGGCTGCCGACGCGGCAGGGCTGGACGACGACACGAAGTGGGAATCCGCCTACTCGTCTCTGGCCAAAGTTGGGGTGTTGAGGAGAATCTTGCAGTGCGACATCCCGGAGGACATGAGCAGCTACGGGCTGAGCGAGATCATCCCGTACCGGACGAAGGACTTGACCAGCATGGCCCAGACGCTGCGCTGCTCCACTGACTACCTGCTGGGGCTGACGGATCAGCTGCGGCCCGCAGCGGCGGAACCGGGCCAGGTGGTGCTGGCGGCGTGGATGCCCGGCGGTCTGACGCCGCCTGAGGAATGTGAGGTCGTCGCGGACGTAGATCCCGGCGACGGTGGGAAGCCCGTGCGCTGCTTCCTGCGCCGGCTGGGCGGCGCGTGGATGTTCAAAAATCTGGATAAGAAGATCGGCATGACAGTGATCCGGTGGCTGCGGCTGCCGGAGGTGGAAAAGGAGGACACATGATTGACCTGCATATTGATCGCGGGCACCTGCGGCGGTGTTACGTCGATGGTAATCTGTCGACGATCGCCGGAGAGTTCGGTGTGGCGATCTCCAGTATCTATGGGCAGCTTCTCAAGCGGAGCAGCGCGGACGGCGCTGCCCGGTTCAAGCTTCTGATCCAGCTCACAGCCTGCGACGATTCTCCCGTGTGGAATGACATGCTGGGCGACCTGCCTTCTATGTTCGCGGCAGGCCCTGCGGCGGATGCGATCCGCCGAGCGTCCGAGAAGCGGAGGCGGCAGCATGACGGCGATTGATCTGACCCGCGACCAGTGCGCCGCGCTGGCGGACTACCTGAAGGAACGCGTGGAGCTGTGCCATCAGGGCTATGATCTGACCGAGCTGCTGGTGCTGGCCCAGCGGGCCCTGCGGAGCGCCGGCAAAGGTATTGTGGACATCGGCTTGAAGGGTGCTCCCGGCGCGGAGGGCCGCAACGAGCCCAAGTCGGGCACGCCGGAGGGGGGGGGTACGGTGAGCGCTGCGCGTGAGACCGCTTGCCCCTCCGGCGCGTCGGAGGCGGCCCGGTTCAAGCGGGAGACGGCCGACCGACTGGCGGCCTACCGCTCCAGTCAGGGGCTGGGCTGCTTGGGCAAGCTGGAGCGGCTGTGCGGCATCCCCGCCACCACGCTGCACGGTATGTGCGAGCGGCAGAAATATCCCGTAGACCTGTGGCGGCAGGTGGCCGCCGCGCTGGACAAGCTGGAAGGAGGATGTGAAGATGGCAAGTCGGGCGAATGAGATGATCGCCGACCTGGGGCGCTGTGCAGATGGCCCCTGCACCGGGTGCCTCTACGAAAACGAGGAGGCGGGCTGCGCCGATCAGCTCAAAAGAGAGGCTGCGCAGATGCTCCAGGAGTACGTTGACCGCAGCAAGCGCTACGCCGATGAGGTCATGGCGCTGCGGGAGAAACAGCAGTGGATCCCCGTGACGGAGCGCCTGCCCTCGGAGGGTATGCGGGTGCTGGCGGCGTCGGAGGGCGTGTTTACGGGCGAGGCATACCTCAACTGTGAGGGCGTCTGGATGCGCTCCTACGGCGTGGTGTGGGTGTCTCTGGTGGATATGCCCGTTACCCACTGGATGCCGCTGCCGTACAAGCCGGGGGTGGCGTGCGATGGGTAAGCAGAGCGGCTTCCTGCGGAAGCTGCAGGAGAACCAGCGGCAGAACATGCACCTGCAGCGGCTGTTCACCATTCAGCAGTGCGAGGACATGGCGCTGATTACGCTGGGACAGGACTTCGGCTTTGGCGAGAAGCGGGCCACGGAGTTTCTGGAAAAGTTCCGGGAGACCTTTGAGGCCTACGCCTCTTTGTGTCTGGAGAACGCCAAGGGCGACGCGAATATGGACTATACCAAGGGCTGTATCGACCGGGAGCTGGCGCGCATCATGGGCAGCGCCTTCCAGCCCTGGGAGGTGCGGTATCCGGAGAAAGTGTTTGGTGGAAAATGATCACTTTGGAAGTTGAAAGCTATTGTCATAAGTGCGACCGCTTTGTGCCTACGGCCGAGCGGCGCTCGACGCTGCGGTGTGTCCCCTTGTTTGGCAAGGAGGAAGCGCATGCTGACGACTGTGCCGTGGTCTGCATGTATCGTGACAGTTGCCGGGCCATCGAGCAGGTGATCCGGTCGGAGATCGCGGTGAAGGAGGGTGAGGGATGACCCGAAAGCGATACATCAAGCTGCTGATGGCGTGTGGAACTGGCAGGAGTCAGGCGATTCGGAACGCCCGCTATGTGCAGGCATATCGCGCTTCGTATCGTGGCGATTTGGTCTGCTGGTTAAGCTTGTCGTTTGCCGCCATGCCTTGGGCGCAGACGGATGAGCAGCGTAGTGTTCTCCGTCGGCGCGCCGCGATCCTCAAGCGTGCCCTGTATGGCGAGGTGGCCCATGAGTGAGGGCCTGCGGTGGCAGTGCTGCCGGCAGGTGGCGGGGCCGCTGGTGAAGGAGTCCCGCGCCATCCGGCCAAGGCTCAGCAGACTGGACAGTCCCTATGACCGGGCGGAGAAGAATCGGATTCTCCGCCCGCCGCGGGACTCCAGCGTGTGCCGCAGCCGGGTGGACCGGCTGGAGCTGCTGCTGGCGCTGTTCGGCTTCGACGGCCAGAGCTACACGTTGACCTTTGCCGACGACTGTCTGCCGCCCAGCTTCAAGGAGGTGCGGAAGGCCTGGCGGCGGTTTCTTTACAGGCTGAAGCGGTGGCGAGGGCGGCCCTTTGACTACATCTATCTGATTGAGGGCAAGCACGGCGGCCACCGCTACCACATCCACCTGACGGTGCGGTACAGCGACTTCCCGCCGCTGGCCATGGAGGATTTGTGGACCAACGGCTTCGTGGAGGGCAAGCCCTTGCTGCTGGGGCCATACGACACCTATCGCCGCACGGCCAAGTACTACTGCAAGGAGCGCACCGACGGCGTGGTGATCCCCATCGACGCCCGGACGTGGGTGGCCAGCCGCAGCCTGACGGCGCAGCTGCCGCCGCCTGAGCGGTGGGAGGACGACAGCGGCAAGATCCCGTTTCCGGACTGCCCGCGCTGCAAGGGCAGCAATCACGTGGACAATCGGTTTGGGAGTTATAACTACGGATGGTACATCAAGCAGGATCCGCTGCAGCCCACGCTGGACGCCATCGACGCGGAGCGGAGGGCGGAGCGGAAGCAACAGCTTGATTCTTAGAATAAGACTTGAAATATAGTTCAGCAAATGACGAAAGGGGCGAAAAGGACTTGCGAGTTGAAGAAAAGCATGGTAGAATGTTGACAGTGAAAAACGGCTACCTGCGGTGCCCAACCGCTGGCTGCCGGAACAAGAAAGTGATCCAGGTACCCAAGGACGCCGTGGCGTGGCGGATCGTGGCATTCTGCCATGACTGCAAGCGGGAGTACATCGTGGACATGGATGAGGGCCAGTGCTTTGAGAGCCGGGGCCGATGACAGCGCAGAGTATGCGCGGTTGTTGGTCTCGGCTCTTTTTGTTTTGCCCGTGGACGTGGAGGTGATAGCCCATGGCGGGTAGACCGCTAAGGCCGTGCCGGCATGCCGGATGCTCGGAGCTGACGCGGGACGGCTGGTGTCCCAGGCACAGGCCCAGGCACCAGCGCCGCGTCAGCGAGGACTATCACGCCTGGTACAGCCTGCCGGTCTGGAAGGACAACCTGCGGCCGGCTCAGCTCCTGTGGGAGCCGTTCTGCCGCGTGTGCGCGCAGGCCTACGACGCAGGCGACCCTCGCAGCCGGACGCGGGCCACGGTGGTGGATCACATCGAGCCGCACCGCGGCGATTGGGCGAAATTCGTGGAGCCATCGAACCTGCAGAGCCTTTGCAAGCGGCATCACGACCAGAAGACAGCGCGGGAGCAGCTGATGCAGAAGCGCGAGAACTGGACGGCTTCCCGGTGACCAGCGTCGCCTGCGCGGCGGCGTGCGGTCAGGTGCATGTGGGCGTCGCAGCGGGCGCGTGGGCGCGGAGGCCGTAGGCCTCGACCCACCCCCGGGGCTTTCAAAATTTCGCGCGGCCCCCACCGATGCCCCGCTTCCCCTCGTGTGCAGGAAAAATTCCCTGATGGAGTTTACGGAAATGTGGCGGCGGGAGTGTGCCGGGCGGCTGACCGGGCGCGAGACCGGGCAGTCTGACTAGGGTTCGGGGCCTGGGCAGTTCGGCCGGGAGTATCCTCCTTTCATTTGCCGGCGGCCGGGGACGGCCGTCCGGCAGACTCCCGCCGAAAGGAAAGGGTGTGAGACTATGGCGACGGCTGGGAAAGTGCTGGACAATATGACGAAGCATCTGACGCTGGCGGAAGCGGCCGCCAGGGCGGAGGCTGAGGGCGAGCTGCTGACCCATGTGGAGCTGTCTCCCGATAAGCCGCCCGCCTTGCTGAAGGGTGACGCGACGGCGCGGCGGTACTGGGCGGCCATCTTGGGCCGCATGGACAATGTGCTGCTGCTGGACAGTCTGGACACGGAGGTCATGGCCATCTACTGCGCGATGCTCTCCCGGCGGGATAAGCTGCAGAAGGCCAGCCGGGCCAAGGGCATCGAGCCGAAGGACGCGGCGGCGCTGTCCACAGAGCTGCAGAAGCTGGAAAAGTCCATTCTCAGCTACGCCAAAGATTTGGGGCTGACGCCCGCGGGGCGGGCGCAGCTGGCCCGGAAGCGGGCGGCGGCCGTGGAAGTAGATCCGGACGCGGATCTGTATGGGTGACGGCGGGCCGTCGAGGACGCCGGCCCCTACGAAAGAAGGTCGGTGCTCAAGTTGGGCACGGGAATATGGAAGTTTTGGGCCAGGGCGTTGAGCGCCGGTGCCATTCCCCTTGAGGGAGTGTGTGCCGGCGCTCTTTTTGTTTCTGGCAAGGAGGGATGCACAGTGGGCGCGGCACGGCCATGGCGCCAGACGGGGCAGCACCACGCCGCCGCGGTGTATGCCAAGCAGGTGGTGCGGGGGCGGCTGAAGGAGCAGTGCTGCCTGTATGAGCGGCTGGCCTGCCAGCGGTTTTTGGACGACCTGAAGCGGCAGGGGAGAAAGGATTTCCCCTATGTGTTCGATGTGACGCGGGCCGACCGCATTCTGCGGTGGTTCGGCCAATGCATCCAGGTGCGGGGCGTGGCGGCGGGAAAACCCATCGCGCTGGAGCCCTGGCAGGTGTTTGACCTGGCGAACCTCTACGGCTGGGTGCAGAAGGACACGGGGGCGCGGCGCTTCAAGGTCAGCTACAACAAGCGGGCCCGCGGCAACTACAAGAGCACGGAAAAGTCCGGGCAGTGTCTTTACCACATGTGCGCGGATGTCATTTATCCGCCGTACCACCCGGAGCTGGCCCGGTTCGAGATGGAGCCGGAGGTGGAGTGCGCCGCCGTTGACCGGGGGCAGGCTATGCGGGTGTTCGGCGACGCGAAAAAGATCGCCCAGGCCAGCCCCAACATCCGGAAGCGGCTGAAGATCCCGCGGAGCAATCCGGTGGTGCATCTGACGCGGGGCGGCTTTATGCGGGCCCTGAGCAAGGACACGAAAAACAAAGACTCCGCCGCCCCCAGCTACTTCGTGGTGGACGAATACCACGCCCACCCTACCTCGGAAATCTACGACGTGGGCAAGTCGGGCTTCGGCAAGCGGCCGCAGGCGCTGCTGGACGCCATCACCACGGCGGGGGACGACGCCCAGCGCAAGCCCTGCTACGCCGAAGAGGAAAACCTGAAGGCCATGCTGCGGGGGGATATTCCCATGGACGAGACGTATTTCGTGATGATCCGGGAGATCGACGACGGGGACGACCCCCACAACGAGGCCTGCTGGGCCAAAGCCAATCCGTGCCTGCGGTACGGCAGCGAGTACGCCAGGTATTTGCTGGATGAAATTCGCAGCGAGTACACCACGGCGTATGCCTTCAACGACCCGTACAAAATTCGCAATTTTTTGACCAGGCGGATGGACAAGTGGCAGACCGGCGCGGTGAACCGCTATCTGGACGAGAACATGCTGGCGATGGCGAGACGCGCTCAGGTGAGCCGCGAGGCCTTCGCGGCGCTGACGGACGGGCGGGAGTGCTGGTGCGGCTTCGACCTGGGCAAGCGGATCGACCTGAGCGGCGCGGCGGCGGTATGGCTGCTGCCGGACGACCGGGTGGGCATCAAAATGCAGGCGTTCATGCCGGAGGAGGGCGCGCAGCGCCACGAGCACACAGACCGCGTCCCGTACACGGCGTGGGCAAAAGGCGGCTATGTGACGCTGACGCCCGGCGCGGTGACGGAAAACGCCTTTGTAGACGAATGGATCGTGGCCGGGGAGAAAAATCACGGCTGGAAGGTAACGCAGGTAGGTTATGACGGCCATAACGCCACCGATTTGGCCATCGCCATGAACCAGCGGCGGAACAATGAGGACTTCTGCGTGGAGATCTTCCAGAGCTGCAGCGGGCAAAATTTGGCGGTGAAGGGCTTCCGAGACCTTTTGGTACAGGGGAAGCTGGTGATCGAAGAAAGCCCGCTGGCTATGTGGTGCCTTGCCAACGCGGTGGAGACCGTGAACGGCAACGGCGACAGCCGCTTGAGTAAAAAACACAAGGACGACACAGAACGCATCGACCCGGTGGCGGCGGCCATGAACGCGCTGACGCTGGCGCTGCTGCGGCGGAATAACCCCACGCTGGCGGACCGCATCCGTCAGGGCGGGTGGAGTATGTAGGAGGCTGGAATGAAACGACAGGACTGGATGGCGCTGGCGCTGCTGGCGGCGGGACTGCTGCTGGTGGCGGCCGGCGTGGCGCTGATCTATCTCCCGGCGGGCGTGATCGCCCTAGGAGTAGAGTTGGCGGCACTGGGTGTGGTGAGCGCTTTGGGCGGAGAGGAGAGTGGGCGCGATGGCTGACCGGATCGCAAGCGGCCTGCGGCGGCTGATAGGTGTCAGTCCTCAGAAAGCGGCCCCCAAAAACGCCGTGACGGTGGCCGCCTTGCAGGCGGCGGGGCTAAGCGGCAGCTATGCTGACACATCGGCGGGTGCGGCAATGAAGCTGAGCGCCGTCGACCGGTGTGTAGAGGTGCTCAGCAGCGACATCGCCAAGCTACCCATGTATGTGTTTGACCGCAACACGCGGCTCATCCGGAAGGAACACCCCCTTGCCTCTTTGTTGGGGCTGCGGGCCAACAGCGTGCAGACCAGCTTTGAGGCCATGAAGCTGATGGAGGCCAGCCGTCTGTGCGGCGGCAACGGCTACATGCTGGTGGAGCGGGATCCCCGGTCGCTGCGACCGGTGTGGCTGGTGGCGGTGCCGTGGCAGAACGTGTCGCCGCAGTTGGGTACCGACGGAAGAGTGTACTACGACGTGGCGCATCCCTTTACCGGGGCGCAGCTGCGGGTAAGGCGGACGGACATGGTGCATGTGCGGGCCTATTCCCGGAACGGGTGGCTGGGTATCAGCGTGCTGGAGCGGGCCAGTGAGGTCATCGCCTCGGCCCGGGCCGCCCAGAGCTGGAACAGCGGCTACTACACCAATGGCGGCCAGCCCAGCGGCGTGCTGGAGACGGACACCGACATCAGCGGGTACGTTGAAGAGCCTCAGGCCGACGGCACGAAACGAACGGTCAGCATCAAAGACACCATCCGGGACGAGTGGGAGAAGCGCCACGCGGGCCCCGGCAATGCCAACCGGGTGGCGGTGCTGGATATGGGCCTCAAGTACAAGCCTATTTCCGTTAGCCAGAAGGACGCCCAGTTTGTGGAAAACGCGGAGCTGAGCATTCGGGACATTGCACGGTTCTTTGGCGTGCCGCTCTACAAGCTGCAGGAAGGCAAGCAGAGCTACAACAGCAACGAGCAGAACGCCATCGAGTATGTGACCGGGACGCTGCACCCCATTGTGACGGCCTATGAACAGGCCTTCACCAGCGTTTTGCTGACGCCGAAAGAGATCGCCGAGGGGCTGGAGATCCGAATGAACATGATGGCGGAGCTGCGGGGCGACAGCACGGCCCGGGGCAACTGGTACCGCACGATGCACGACATCGGCGCCTACAGCGTCAACGACGTGCTGGCGCTGGAGGACATGCCGGACGTGGAGGGCGGCGACGAGCATGTGGCCAGCCTGAACTATGTGCCGCTGGCGCTGTGGCGTGAGCTGAGCGTGCGGCGAAACAGCGAAAACTCTCAAGGAAACGGAGGAGATAGCGCATGAGAATGCAGATCAACGGCGAGATCGTGATGAGCGACGACAAATGGGTCTATGACTGGTTTGGGCTGGAGTCCACGGCCCCAGCGGACATCCGGGCGGCGCTGAGCGGCCTGGAGGACGGCGAGGAGCTGACGCTGGAGATCAACAGCGGCGGAGGCGTGGTGTGGGCCGGGTTCGAGATCTACAGCCTGCTGCGCCAGAGCGGCCGCCAGTGCGTGGCGGAGGTGCAGAGCCTGGCGGGAAGCGCCGCCAGCACCATTTTGCAGGGCTGCGGCGTGCGGCGGATGAGCCCGGTGGCGCAGGTGATGATCCACAACCCGGCCATCCGCGTGGCGGGCAACGCCGCGGCGCTGGAGCAGGCCCACCAGCTGCTGGACGCTACGCGGGAGAGCATCCTGAATGCCTATGAGCTGCGGTGCGGCCCCAAGTGCAGCCGGGAGGAGCTGGGCCGGATGATGGACGAGGAGCGCTGGATGAGCGCCCAGGAGGCCATTGACCACGGTCTTGCCGACGAGATCATGACGCAGGCGGACGAAACGGCCCCGGAGTGGGCCGGTGTGACCATCACCAACGCGGCGGGCGGCAGCTCCGCCCAGGCGCTGATGGCGCGGTACGCCCAGCTGGTGCGCAGCGGGGCGCGGGAGGCGGATCCCGCCCATCCGGTGGCGGCGCTGCCCCAAACAAGTACCCCAACCGCACAGGGTGCGGAAGAAGATATGGGCTGGCAGGCAAAGGGCCTGCTGGCCGTGGAAAATCTGAGATTTGCAGGAGGTATGTGAATTATGGATCCCAAAGAAAGACTGATCCAGCTGGCTGCTGACCGCACCCGTGAGCTGGAAAATGCCCAGCGGGCGCTGGAGGCCAACGACCAGGCGGCATTCGACACCGCCATGGAGCATGTGGGCAACATCAACGCCCAGATTGAGAACGTGCGGACGCTGGTGCAGGAGCAGGAGCGCCGCGTGGACGAGACGCCCATGCAGCAGGGCGAGCTGACCGACATGATGAATGAGCGGGGCAACGACCTGATGCAGGGCCGGGCCATCACCTTCACGGCGGACGAGCTGCGCCGGGGCCTGCGGGTGAGAAACGCCACCACGCTGGCGGCCACCACGCTGGTGGAGCCTACCGGCGCCGGCACCGACATCCGGGACGGCATCGGCGGCAACGTGAGCCGCATCATTGACCAGGTGCGTGTGATCACCCTGGACGGCATGGGCGGCTGGCTGGAACCCTATGTGGTGAGCCCGCTGGAGGCCCAGGCGGGCGCTGTGGCCACGTTGGCGGGCACTGCCCGCACGGCCAGCGACCCCACCTTCGCCTACGCGGAGCTGCGGCCCTATGAGGTGAACGTCACCTCCTACGTGGACCGCAACATCAGCCGCCTGAGTCCGGCAGACTACTTCGCCAAGGTGCAGGCCATGGCTATGGAGGCCATGCGCAAGAAGGTGTGTACGCTGATCTACAACGGCGACGGCCAGAGCACCCCCGCCATGTACGGCATCAAGACCGCCAAGAACAAGGCGGGCGACGCCATCTACACCACGGTGGAGGCCGCCGCCCTGGACGAGGACATCCTGGACGAACTGTACTACAGCTACGGCGACGAGGACGGCGTGGGCGAGAACGCCCAGCTGTATCTGCGGCGCAGTGACCTGAAGGCGCTGGGCAAGATCCGCAACAGTCTGAAGGAGCGGGTGTTCAAGGTGAGCCACCCCGGCGCCAACTGGGGCACCATCGACGACAGCGGCAGCGCCTACACCTACAACCTGGCGTCCGCCCTGACGGGCTTTGCCGACGCCACGGTAAACGGCACGGCCACCATGCTGTACGGCGACCCCCAGAACTACGAGCTGGGCCTGTTTGGCCCCATGACCGTCCGTGTGGACGAGAGCGTGAAGGCTGTGGAGCGCATGCTGACCATTCTGGGCGACGCCATGGTAGGCGGCAACCTGATCCGGCACCACGGCTTCAGCGTGCTCAAGAAGAAGATCGCCTCCCAGGGCGGCGGCGGCGGCTGATCGGGTGACGTAAATGGCGACGGAATTGCAGATCGCAGCGTGTAAGGCCTATATGCGGGTGGACGGCGACGAGGATGACGAGCTGATCGGCCAGCTGTGCGACGCGGCGGCGGAGTATTTGTCCGCCGCGGGCGCGGAGCGGGGCGAGGACGGCAGCGCGAGGGCCGCACGGTACGACCTGGCGCTGTGGGCGCTGACGCTGCACTACTACGACCACCGGGACGCGGTGAGCACGGAGGCGCCGCTGCCCCTGGGCATCCGGCCCATCATCACCCAGCTGAAGCTGACGAGACCCACGCAGTCCTGAGAGGAACGCCGGGGCTGCCGTAGGGCGGCTCCGGCGTTGTTCGGTTCGTGCCCGAGTTGGGCGCGGGCCGTCGAGGACGCCGGCCCCTACGGGTGCGGTTTTTGTGGGCCGTCGAGGACGCCGGCCCCCTACGAAGAAATCGGTGCTCAAGTTGGGCACGGGAAAGGAGACAGCTATGCTGGACGCGGGAAAACTGCGGCACCGGGTGGTGGTGCAGCGCTATGTGGGAGAGGCCGACGACTACGGCGACATCCGGTGGGCTGACGACAAGAACTGGCGCACGGTGTGCGTCATGTGGGCGGCAGTGGATCCCATCAGCGGACGGGAATATTACGCCGCGGAGCAGGCCCAGAGCGAGGTGAGTCACAAGGTGCGGATGCGCTACCGGGGCGGCATCAAGCCGGGGATGCGGCTGCTGCTGGGCGGCCGGAGGCTCCACATCCAGTCGGTGATCGACTGGGAGGAGCGGCACGAGAGCCTGCTGCTGATGGTGCAGGAGGTGAACGGTGGCGAATAAGTGGGCGGCCCGCGTGGCTGCGGTCCAAAGATCGGTTTACGGAAAATACGGCGTTACCGTGGACATGCGGGACCTGAAGGAGGCCAAAAAGACCTTTGACGCCATGGGAAAGCTGCCGGCCAAGGTAGTGACGGCGGCGGCCCGGAGGGGCACGACGCTGACCAAGAAGGCGATCCTGAGCAGCGGGAAATTCCCGGTTGACACCGGCCTTATGAAGAAGGCTCTGAAGGCCAAGAGGGAGAGAAGCCGCCTGAAGGGCAAGAAAGTCTACGACATCCGCTTTGATCCGACGTGGAATGCATATTTGCAGCGGCCCATTCAGAATCCCGGTGAGGCGGGCGGCAAGTCCGACCACGCCTACTACCCCGCCAGCATGGAATATGGCTTTCTGACCCGGAGCAAGGGGAACGGCCTCAGCTATGTTCCCGGCTATCACTTCATACGGGACGAGGGCGAGTCTATGCGGGAGCCGGTCAAGGCTGAGATGGCCAAGAAATTCAACGAAGCGATTCAGAAGGAGTGGACGAAGCGGCATGGCACCTGAGCAGAGCATCAAGACGGCGCTGGAGGGCGTGAAGGGCCTGAAAGGCCACGTGTACACGGCGGAGGCGCTGCGGGACGAGCCGCTGTTCGCCTTCTACCGCGTGCGGAGCTGGAGCGAGGAGGACGTGCTGGAGGGCGGCACGGGGCTGGAGACGGCGGAGGTGGAGATCCACATCGTGGCGGAGAGCTACGCCGCCATGACTGCCACCGCCGCACTGGCCGCGGCCGCCGTGAAGGGGCTGCGGGGCATCCAGGCCGGGGGCGTGTACATTGAGCGGGTCCGGATCACCCAGCAGAGCCCGGACATGAAGGAAATGGAAGTGAACAAATTCCGCAGGGCATATGTGCTGCGGATCGACTATCAGGAAGGAGATTAAACCATGGCAAAGAGCAGAAGCGTAGGCACCAAGCTGAAGATCGCCGCCAAGACCGGCAACACCAAGGTGGAGGTGGGCGGCCTGAAATCCGTCAGCGGCATTGACGCCAGCGCCGATGAGGTGGAAGTGACCGACATGGGCAACACGGACGGCTACCGTGAGTATCTGCCGGGCTTCAAGGACGGCGGCGAAGTGACCGTGAGCGGCTATATGGACGGCGAGGACGAGGGACAGACCCGCATGTATGAGCTGATGGAGAGCGGCGACGTGGTGGACTGCGAGATCGTATTCCCCGCCAAGATCGGCAAGACGTGGAGCTTTAAGGCGGGCGTGACCAAGTTCACCACCGCCGCGGACGTGGACGACGCCATCACCTTTGACGCGACGCTGAAGGTCAGCGGCAAGCCCACGCTGGCGGCTACAACCAGCGTGTAAGGAGGGCGGCAATGGTCATTTTGAATCTGGATAAGCCCAGGGAACTGAAATTCAGCCACAAGGCCATGCGGCAGTTCTGCGCGCTGACGCGGGTCAGCGTGCCGGAGCTGCGAGAGGCTGTGCAGCGCTACGACCTGATGACCACGGCGGTGTACTGCATGCTGGCGGTGCAGGACAGCAGTTTGACACCAAATCAGGTGGAAGACATGCTGGACGAGCTGCCGGTGCTGGAGGTATACAGCAAGGCCGTGGAGGCCGTGAGCGAGGCGCTGCAGGGCGATGAGGACGCCAAGGAGGCGCCTGAGAATGAGGAGGAAAACCCTCCGGCGGCGGCTGGAGCTGGGAAGGAAGCCTGAGTCTGGCCGCCCAAATGGGCATTTGTCCCGGGGAGTGGGAGCAGATGACTGTCCGGGAACTGAACGTATACGCCAGCGCCGTGGGGCGGCTGCGGCGGCAGGAGCAGGAGCTGCGGGAGGCCAACATCTACAGCGCGGCCATGGTGCTGCGGGCCTGTTTGTTTGCCAAGCACGCCCCGGCGCTGGAGAAGGTATTTCCCCACCTGAAGGTGGCGGAGAAGAATGAGGACATGGACGACGAGGCCCTGTACCGCCAGGTGGCGGCATTGAACCGCATGTTTGGCGGCGAGGAGGGGTAACGTTTTTAGCGGGCCGTCGAGGACGCCGGCCCCTACGAAAGGCATGGCGGAGGCCGTGCCCAACTTGAGCACGAGAGGAGGTGGATGCTGTGGGTGTGGTCAAAAATCTGATGCTGCGCGTGGGCGCGGACTTTTCGGCGGTGACGACGCAGTCGAAGAAGGCCAGCAAGTCCATGGGCAGCATGATGAGCGCCATCAACCGCTCCACCAGCAAGCTGAACAGCGCCATCAGCGGCATGAACAAGGTGTTGGGGGCGGCGGGCATCGCCGTGAGCCTGGCGGGCATTGTAAGCGCCGCCAAGAACGCGGCGGCGGCCTTTAACGAGGTGCAGGAAAACAACGCGGCGCTGGCCCAGGTGATGAAAAACACCATGGGGGCCACCAAAGAGCAGTGGCGCAGCGTGCTGGATCTTGCGGACGCCCAGCAGCGTCTGGGCGTGATCGACGCGGAGGTGACGAAGGCGGGCGCGGTGGAGCTGGCCACGTATCTGGGGCTGAGCGACTCGCTGGAGACGCTGATCCCCGTAATGAACGACATGCTGGCCCAGCAGTACGGCATGGCGGCCAGCAGCGAGAACGCCGCCAACATCGCCACCATGCTGGGCAAGGTGATGAACGGCCAGACCGGCGCGCTGAGCCGGTACGGCTACTCCTTCACGGCGGCGCAGGAGGCCATCCTGAAATACGGCGACGAGGCCCAGCGGGCCGCGGTGCTGGCTCAGGTGGTGGAGGAATCCGTGGGCGGCATGAACCAGGCGCTGGCCCAGACGCCCTCCGGCCGCCTGCAGCAGGTGAAATTCGCTCTGGGCGACATTCAGGAGGGCTTCGGCAAGGCGGTGATGACCATCGCCACGGCCTTCCTACCGCTGCTGAACACGGTAGCGGCGGCGCTGCAGCGGATCGCGGCATGGGCCGGACGGGTGGCCCAGGCCATTGCCAATGTGTTCGGCGTGAAGACCAAGACGGTGGCGGCGGCCGGGGGCGGCATCGGCGCGGCGGCCAGCGGCATCAACGACGCCGCCGACGCGGGCGACAACCTGTCCGACGCCATGGGCGGCGCGGCCAAGAGCACGGAGAAGGCCGCCAAGGCGGCCCAGAAGCTGGGCACCATGAGCTGGGACGAGCTGAACATGCTGAACAGCCCCAGCCAGGCATCCGATACCGCAAGCGGCGGCAGCGGCGTGGGCGACATGGGCGACATAGGCGGCGGCATCACCGGCATTGACTGGAGCGCCCTGGATGAGGCCGGGGAGAGCAGCACGGCGCTGGAGAAGATCCTGGAGCGGCTGAAAAAAACCGTGGACAAGATGGACTTTTCCCGGCTGGAGGCCGCTTGGGGGCGGCTGAAGGAATCGGCAAAGGATCTGGGCAGCGTGATCGGCGAGTATCTGGGCATGGCCTACGACAAAGTGCTGGAACCGCTGGCAGTGTGGACGGTGAACAATCTGGCGCCGGCCACGGTGGATCTGCTGGCGGACGCGCTGTATGGCCTGAGCGAGACGCTGCGGGCGCTGGAGCCTGTGGTGGGCTGGTTTATGGACAGCGTGCTGACGCCGCTGGCGACGCGGTTTGGCGAGATCGTCGTGGCCATTGAGGGCGACGTGGGCAACGCGTTCCGTGCCGTGGGCGACTTTTTTAGCGGCAGGACGGTGGACACCACCGGGCTTTATAACGCCATCGGTGAGGTCGGCGATTTCCTGGGGGTCAAGGCCCTGAGCATGATGGGCGACATCGGCAGCCTGATGGAGAAGTTTGACAGCCTGAAGACCTTCGTGGATGACGTGTGCCACGCCTTCCAGGCGGCATGGCAGGGCGTGGAGGCATTCTTCTCCGACGTGCCGGGATGGCTGAAGAGCAACCTGCTGGATCCCGTGGTGGCCGACGTAAAGGCCAAGGGCAACAGCGTGATCGCGGCAGTGGAAAAGCTGATTAACGGCGTGATCGGCGGTGTGAACTGGCTGATCAGTCAGCTGAACCGGATCCAGATCAACATTCCCAGCTGGGTGCCCGCCATCGGCGGGAAGCGCTTTGGGTTCAACATCGCGCCGGTGGCCACCAAGTCGCTGCCCCGGCTGGAGGAGGGCGGTGTTTTGCAGTCGGCGGGGCTGTTCGTGGCCAACGAGAACGGCGTGCCGGAGCTGGTGGGCCGGATGGGCCACAGCGCGGCGGTGGCCAACAACGGACAGATCCAGGAGGGCATCGCGCAGGCGGTGCTGAGCGCGCTGCTGGACACGGGAATGCTGGAGTATGTGCGCTCCATTGCCGACAGCAGCGAGCGGACGGCCCGGAAGGACTTCACCCTGGGCCGCCCCGGCAGCGAGGCGGGCCGGTGGGTCAGCCGGAGCCTGGAGGCCTATGAGGCCGTGAGGGGGTGAGGACGTGGCCTATCAGGGATATCTGATCAAGGTGGGGGGCACGGTGTTCCCCATGAAGTACATTCGGGCGGAGACCTATCAGTGCACCCCCAACCAGCGGATCGACCAGGGCAGCGACAGCGACGCCACGGGCGCGCTGCACCGGACGGTGCTGCCCCACACCCGGAGCAAGATCGAATTTGAGACGCCGCAGATGCTGAAGGGGGCGGATGTGGCGGTTATTACGGGACTGCTGGGCCTGCAGGGCAACGCGAAGCGGGACGTGACCATCGAATACTGGGACCACGAGACGCAGAGCTACAAGACCGGGCGCTGCTATGTGCCGGACATCAAATATCAGCTGATGCGGAACACGGGAAGCGACCTGATCTATATGCCCATCCGGTACGCATTCATCGAATACTAAGGAGGTGGGGCGATGTATCAGGCAAGCGCGGCGTTTCACGCCGCCGCCATGGCGGAGGAGGCCGGGGCGCTGCTGCTGCGGTTCGCGGGCGGCACGATCCTGACCACAGAGGACGTCAAGAACGTGGAGATCACCTACCCACTGAACGAGGAGACGGACGTGACGGTGGGCAAGTGTGTGTCGGCGGAGCTGAAATGCACCGTGCTGAACTATCACGGCTTGCTGAGCGGCTTCGCCTTCGGCAGGTGCAATGCCGCCATGGGCGCGATGGTGGGCTCAGATGAGTGGACTATGCCGGTGTGCAAGGCGGCGGTGGTGCACCGCTACGGCACGGCAAGCGCCGTGACCATCTCCGCCCACGAGGACGCGCCCTTTCTGCGCCTGAACGGCAGCGCCGGGAGCGCGCAGCCGGTGTTCTCGCCGGACTGCCTTGTGCTGATGGGCGACACATTGTACGCGGGAGACGGGGACGGGAACGCATGGGCGGCCACCATCGAAGGCACGACGCTGACGGCTGTGGGCGGCGGCACCTGGGCCAGTGTCTCCGCAAAGACATGGGCGCAGGTCTCCGACCAGACATGGGCTGGGCTGAGCCAGCAGGGCGTCAGCGAGTTTTTGGCCCACAAGCTTCAGCAGTGGTCTGGGCGCGGCCTGAGCTATCAGGACGGCATGGCGTATGAGTTCACGTCCGGCGGCGTGGACAAGTACGAGTATGTGCCGCTGGGGACGTTCTACTTCTCGACCCCGGAACAGCGGCGGGTAGCAAATATTTCTTGCGAAGCGCTGGACGGCATGCAGCTGTTTAACGTGGACGTGGACGACTGGTGGGCGGCGTTAAAATGGCCGCTGACACGGGGACAGCTTCTTGCAAGCCTTTGCACCCACGTGGGCGTGACGCTGGAGACCACCGCGTTCCCCGGCAGCACGGAATCCATTGCATCGGCTCCTATGGCCGGGAACGGCCTTGTGGGCAAGGATGTATTGGGTTGGATCGCGGAGACGGCGTGCGCCTACGCACGGATGAGCCGGGATGACAAGCTTGAGTTGGTGTGGTTTGCTTCCCAAAACGTGAAGCTGACGCAGAATCAGCACTTTGGCGATTCCCCCGCCGAGTATGAGGCTCCTGCCGTTCAGGCGCTGCATGTGCAGGTGGCCAACACCGACTTGGGCGTGATGCTGCCGGAAAACGGAACGGGCAACGAGTATCAGGTGCTGGACAACCCCCTGTATTACGGTTCCACGGAGGCGGAGATCCGAGGAAAGGCGCAAGACCTGTATGAGAAGCTGATCGCGTTCCCGGCCTACACGCCCAACTCGGTAGACGCGGTGTGCGACTGGTCTATTGAGCCGGGAGACATCATTCAGGTAGTAGGCGGCGACGGCACTACCAGAACGCTGCCCATCTTCCGAATGGCATTGAAATGGGCCGGAGGCTGGGCGCGGGCTACTTACGAATGTACCGGCGGGACGGGGCGGAAGCCAGCGCCGCAGAGCAAACGGCGGGAGTTCGCCGCGTACCGAGCCTATCACAAACTGGCTGTGGATATCGAGGGCATCCACAGCGAGATCGGCGACGTGAAGGGCAGCGTGGCCACGTTGGAAGTGACGGCCAGCGAACTGCGGACGCAGATCAGCGGCAAGCTCGACGGGAATCAGGCCCAAAGCCTGATTGACCAGACAGTGGACAAGATCTCACTGGAGGTATCCAGCGGCTCCGGCGGATCGTCCTTCGTCCTGAAAAAGGACGGGGTGCAAATCTCGTCCGACACCGTGGATATCACGGCAAACGCCATCAATCTCTCCACGGCCAACATCTCCGGGACATTGAGCGCATCCTACATCGACGCGGCAAACCTGCATGTGCAGGGAGCCAATATCGACAACCTGACGGTGACAAACGCCATGATCGACACGCTGTATGCCAGCAAGATCATCGGCGGCAGCGGGACAGGCGGCGGCTATGTGCCGTATGGGGCCGTTTCCGACGCGAGTCATGCTCTGGACAGCGTGTATGTTGACACGCTGCGGATTATGGGCGGAAGCAACTACGGCATTTACGCAGCGCTGTCCCCTAATGGCATTGCGGCTGGCGGCAAAACGATATCGTGGAGTGATCTGGTCAACGGCGGTTCCGGCGGCGGTGTAGCCGTGTTTGGGTGACACTATGGCAACATTGACCGTAAACTTCCCGCTCCAACTGGAAAGCGTTAAGTTTTCTAATGGCAACACGGCAAAGCGGGCGCAGGGATATAACACGATCACGTTTACGTCAAGCGTCACAATCAGCAGCGTGGCTCTGGCCAGCGGATACCTGTCGTGGAGCGGTACGCTGTATTGGGGCAAGACGAGCGGTGCAAAAACGTGGAAGTTCGCCACCGTGAGCAACGGCAGCGTAACGATACTCTCGCATGAACAAATAGATTGCACGGGAGACCGCACAATCTACATCACGGCGGAAGCTGGCAGCAGCGCCAGTTACAAGGTCAAAGTAGTGTTGGGCGACGGCATCAGCCAGGTGGGCTTCGGCGTCAATACCGCGTCGGTCAGTAAGTTGGCCAGCACGGACTTCACCGTAGACGTGGGCTCTGGTGGCTACGTGTACATCACAATCGGCCGCTACAGCGAGAACTACAGCTACCCCGTAACGGCTACGCCCAGCAGCGGATCGGCGTGGACGGTGGTCAACGCCAACGGCGTCTATAACGACCACTACATTTCAGCTCCCAGCAGCCCTGGCACGCGGACTGTCACGCTGACGGCCACGGAGTACAAGAGGTATTACTACCAGATCCATGTCTACGGCAATGGCGGCACCTTCGCCGCCCTTAGCGGCGCTGAAGACTACACTCTGGCGACAGCCAGCAGCGAGACGGTGACGTTTGACTTTGATCTGACGACGCTAAAAACACCGTCACGGCCCGGCTATACGTTCCTGGGGTGGGGTAAAACGCGGGGCGCGACAACGTGGTATACGGACACGATCTCGCTCACCGCGTCCAGCACCAGCTCCGGCAGCCCGACGTATATCGGCCTGTATGCTATATGGACAGATGTGGTGTACACCGCTAATGTCAAACTAGGGAGCGGCATTACGGCGGCGAACGTGTTGGTGAACGGTGCGCAGAAAGCTTACATCACAGATCAAGCCTACCACGCGATCTCCATCTCTAATGGTGACACACTGACGATCAACGCCATTGCAAAGCAGACCGGATATGGTCTACCGTATTTGCTGACATATTACGCCAGCGCCACTACCACGACACCGATCCGCACGGCGGAGTACAACACGGCAAGCGTTGAATTCACCTGGGCTGCCGGAAACCTGTGGATGGTGCTGTCTGCCACAAAAACGAGCATTGACCTGTTCTATTGGAACAGCGCTGCATGGGACGCAGCAAACATCAAGGCGGGACAGCCGATCAGCAATCTGACGGCCACGCGGTGGAACAACCTAATGTCCAAAATTCAGGAGCTGGCGGAGGCCGAGGGCGGCAGCTACAGCTATTCCCGCGTCAGCTCCGGCGCGACCATCTATGCCAGCAGTTTCAACGCCGTCCGGACGGCCATCAGCAACCGGGCAGGCTACGGGACGCTGCCAGCGGCGCAGAGCAAGGGCAACAACGTCAAGGCGGCACTGTTCGAGGGCAGCGGCTCCCTAAAGTCGGCACTGAATGCCGCCATCGACCACTACAACAACAGTTAGGAGGAGACACTATGCAGATCGTATTTGACAGGGGTCTGGAGACCCAGAACGCCATCAACGTTTCGTTTTTTGGCGAGAACCTGAACCGAGGCACGCTGAACGCCAGTATGACGAAGCGGCTGACGCCGGAGGATAGCACGGTTCCCGATCTGGGAACGCTGAAGAAACGGTTCTCTGTGCTGGAGATCGTGGACGGCAGTGTATCCGTGCCGGTGCAGGGCAGCTACAACACGGTGCTGGACGCCTCGGCGGCGTATAACTCCGCCACGAAGGAGTACAGCGTGACGGTGATCCTGGGCCATACGGAGGCGCAGGCATGACGACAACCACCAATCTGGGCCTGCAGAAGCCCGCGGAGAGCGACAGTCTGGGCGCGCCTCTGGCGGCGTTCAACGCCAACGCCGACAAGCTGGACGCCGCGCAGCCGAAAAGAACTGCCGTCTCGCTGCCTGCCTCCGGGTGGGATGCGGAGGCAAAGACGCAGACGGTGAGCGTGGCGGGGATGACGGAGTCGGCGCTGGTCATCACGTCGGCGGCTCCGGTGAGCTTCGTGGCGTGGAGCGACGCCGGGGTGCGGTGCGCAGCTCAGAGCGGCGGGGCGCTGACCTTCGCCTGCGAGACGATCCCCACGGAGGATCTGACCGGAAACGTGGTGATCCTGGCATGATCTTCAACATGACGCCATATCGGCGGCCCATCACGCTGGTGCCGGTGCCTACGCTGGAGAAAAGCAACTACACCTATACCGGGGCGGCCATCACGCCAACGGTGACCGGCTACGACAGCGCACTGATGACCCAGGCGGGGACGGCGTCCGCCGTAAGCGCCGGGACCTACAGCGTCACCTACTCACTGGCCGATCCGCGGCATTACCGGTGGGCGGATGGGACGACGGAGGACAAGACGCTGTACTGGACGATCAACAAAGCGCGGTACAGCCTCTATGTCGCCAAAACCGGCACACTGCAGTACACGGTCGGAATAACGGCTCCCCGTATGCTATCGGCTTCCGATGCCGCCAGTTTCTCGCTGAACGCCGAGATGCGGTATGGTCGGTTTAATGTCTCTGTTGGGAGCGTGGAGGAGATGGCGGGGCCGTCAGACGGCGTGTCCAGATTCAGCGTGGCAATAGGACTAACTCGGAATTATTCCAATACAGTGACAGACTACATGACTGTTACGCTGACGTACACAGGAGGCAATGGTAATATCATGGAGACAGAGAGCAAGCTTGTAACAGTCACCGAATAAGGAGGGACGCAATGGCACACAGACTGGACCATTCGTGGCTGGACCTGGAGTATCCCCGGCGGGGCAGGCAGGTCTGGCGCAAGCTGATCCCCCTGGAGGGGCTATTGCAGGACGACTACGGCAAGCGGCTGGACTGCACGCTGACTTCGCTGGCCTGCATCTTTGGCAAGAAGTACTACGGCGACATCGAGGGCATCGCCCTCAAGTATGGCTACAACGGCGACAAGCGGGGCACCAATCCGCTTGTGGTCAAGGCCATTATGCGGGAGTTTGCCCGACTCCGGGGCATCCCCGGCAAAGCCCGCAGTGCCTACGGCAAGGGCATCGGCTGGACGTGGCGCATGGTCAAGGACATCTTGAGCCGGGACATCCCGCTGGTGCTGAACCTGTGGAAGGACGGCAGGAGCTACTACCGCGACCACAGCGTGACGGTCATCGGCGCGGAGGAATACGAGCAGGCGCGGTTTCTGCTGGTGCTGGACAACTGGCATAGGACGGTGAGCCTGATCGACTACGACAAGCTGTGGATCATCAGCAGCGTCAATTACATCGACAAGTAAGGAGGGCAAAGTATGCAGATCGTTTTTGACAGAGGGCTTGAGACCCAGAACGCCGTGACCATCAGCTTTTTCGGCGAAAATATCTCCCGGAATACGCTGAACGCCACGTTGAGCAAGGTATTGAGCGCGGAGGACGCCGCCGTGCCCGATTTGAGCACGCTGAAAGACACGTTTTCCACGGTGGAAATTGCCGACGGCGCTATCTCCGTGCCGGTGCAGGGGGATTACAACGCGGTGTTGGATTCCTCCGCCGCCTACAATTCCCGCACGAAGGAGTACAGCGTGACGGTGATCCTGGGCAAGAAGTAAGGAGGGCGCTATGCTGGAAATCCAAGACGGCGCGATCCTGCTGACGCGGGGAGACAGCGCTGTGCTGCATGTGGCGATCACCAACGGAGCCACCGGCGAGGACTATGAGATGCAGGAGAGCGACAAGCTGATCTTGACCGTCCGGAAGCAGGCATCCAAGCTGTCACCGGTGGTGCTGGAAAAGGTCTTGACCGGCAGCGGTGATTTCATTCTGGCCCCCGAGGACACGGAAAAGCTTTCTATCGGCACTTACAAATATGACGTTGAACTCCGCATCGGGACAGACGTATACACGGTGATCCAGTGCAGTGAGTTCAAGCTTCTGGTGGAGGTGACGATGCCGTGACACATCAATGCGGACAGCTGGTAGGCATGATCACCGCCAAGCAGCAGCTGCAAGGCGTTGTCATGATCGCCTCGATGGCGCAGGCGGAAACATTTGCAGGGCCGTATTCAGTGACGCCGAAGGTGGCGTCTGACGTGATACTTGAGACCACGAGAAAGCTGATGCGGGAGGACGTGACTGTTTCGAAGGTTCCGCAATTTGAGGTATCCAACGAAGCGGGAGGAAAAACCTTTATCATCGGGGAGGAATATTACGATGGCTAATCAGTATGTAAACAAGGTGATCGTCGGCACCGAGGTCAAGCTTGATCTGACGCAGGACGATATTACCCCGGATAAGCTTGCCAAGGGCATCAAGGCCCACGACAAGTCGGGAGCGTCCATTGTGGGTACCAATACCTTTGACGCAGACACCGGAGACGCCACGGCGGTGGCGGCGGAGATCCTGAAGGACAAGACCGCCTATGTGGCGGGCAGCAAACTGACCGGCACCATGCCCGACAACGGCGCGTCGGAGCTGGAAATCACTGATCGGGATACGCCGGTCAACATTCCGATGGGCTTCCACGACGGCAGCGGCAAGGCGCAGATCTCAACAGCGGAAAAAGCCAAGCTCATTGCCGCCAACATCCGGGAGGGCGTGACCATTCTCGGTATCCCGGGCAGTATGAGCGGCAGCGAGGACATGAAGCCGCAGAGCAAAAGCGTGACGCCCACGTTTGAGGCACAGGAGGTCTTGCCGGACGATGGCTATAACTGCCTGTCCAGCGTGGCGGTGGCGGCTATCCCGATCACATACACGGACAACGCGCAGGGAGGCCAGACGCTAAAGATTGGAGCGTGAGACAATGGCAGTAAATAAAGTGGAGGTCAACGGCGAGACCGTTCTCGACCTCTCGCAGGACAGCGTAACGCCGGAGCAGCTGGCGCAGGGCGCTACCGCCCACAACGCGGCGGGTGAGCAGATCACAGGTACCTACACGGCGCCGGTCACCTCCGTCATCGTAGAGACCGGCGCGGGCGCTGTCGTGACGGCTACCACCACCGGTGTTACCATCAACGCCGTGTCGGGCAGCGACGGCAGAGCCACGCTGAAGCTGGGCAAGCCCGGCGAGTGGTCGATCAGCGGTACACGTTACGACGGGGCGGAGAGCGATACGATAACCGTAGTTGTGCCGCAGATCTATTCGCTGACGTTCGGGCCCGAGGTATCCACGACGCCCAAGCCAGACGTTTCGTACACCAACGGGCTTGGCGGGCTGACCGCAGAGGAAGTGTCCCAGTTCGCTGCCGCCATCTCCAACAACAGCGATATTACGAACGAAACGTCTGTGGTGTACATTGATTTCGACACCGTTCATCGTAAGGTCAGTGTTGGCGACCAGGTGACGCTCGCCCTGAATGATACGAATTACACCTTTGATGTCATTGGGTTTAACCATGATACACTGACAACATCTACCGCGTATGGTGCTGCCACCAAGACTGGCAAGGCTGGTATTACATTCCAGATGCATGACCTGTTTGCAACGACCTATGTGATGAACATTGAACTCACAAACAGCGGCGGCTGGAAGAGTAGCGCTATGCGCACCTCGACGATGGCAACTATGAAGGGGTATCTGCCCACACCATGGCAGACAGCCATCAAGCCGGTCAATAAAGTTTCCGGCACTGGCGACGGTTCTTCAAGCGGTACGGAAACAGTCTCCGACAGCTGTTTCCTGCTGGCTGAAATCGAAATCTTCGGTTCCGCCACCAATTCCGTTTCTGGAGAAGGAACGCAGTACGCATATTACAAGGCAGGCAACTCGAAGGTGAAGAAAAAAGGTGGCTCCGCGAACAGATATTGGGAGCGTTCTCCTCTTTCTGGCTACAACGGTAATTTCTGTTCTGTCACCCACGGCGGCTACCAAATCTATTCCACCGCCTACTCCAGTAGTGGCGTTGCTTTCGGCTTCTGCGTCTAAAGGAGGCGGTGTGATATGTGGCAGTACATTATTCCGGCCATCAGCGCTATCGTGGTAGCCGTGGTAGAAGCGCTGGCGGCGAAGGACCGCAAGCGAGCCAAGAAGCGCGAAGAGACACTGAAACGCCATGAGCAGCAGCGGGCCGAGGAGACCCGCCTTGCAATGGCAATGAACTCCGCCACATTGCAGTTATGCGTGGTGACGGCCAACGCTCTGACGGGCGGTCACAACAACGGCAACGTCGAGCGTGCCCGCCAAGCGGCGCAGCAGGCAGAAGCGGAGTATGACGCATTTGTACAGCGGCTTGCCGCCAATCAGGTGGCAAAGCTGTAAATATGGACAGGCTAAAGCCGGAAAGGAATTACATCATGAAACTGAATGACAAAATCTATGATACCCTCAAGTGGGTGGTAATGATCGTGCTGCCCGCCATCGCCACGCTGTACGCCGCGCTGGCTCCCGTCTGGGGCTGGCCCCGCCCCGATGATGTGGTGCTGACGCTGAACGCCGTGACGGCCTTCGCAGGCGCTGTGCTGGGCATTTCTACGGCACAGTACAACAAGGACAAGGCAAATGGGGGCAGCGACAATGCCTAACATCTTCCTGAGCCCCGAAGATCGGGCAAGCAACGTCTACGCCAGCTCCGCCCTGTGGAACGGGCGCACCACCAACGAGAAGGAGCAGATGGGCCGGTGCGCCGACTATCTGGAGATCGCGCTGAAACGCTGCGGCTGCGAGGTGATCAATGCCCAGTACGGCAACATGTACGACCGGGTGCGGGCGTCCAACGCCTGGCCCGCCGACCTCCACATCGCGCTGCACACCAACGGCTTTAACGGCTCCGTGGCGGGCACGCGGGTGCATTGCTACCCCAGCGACAAGAGCCGCAAGATCGGCAAGCTGATCCAGGATCGCATCGCGCCCATGTCGCCGGGCACCTCCGAGCGGCTGATCGAGGACACGCGCCTCTACGAGCTGCGGGCACCCACCATGCCCGCCGTGCTGCCGGAGTTCGGCTTTCACGACAATCCGGAGGAGGCCCAGTGGCTCATCGACAACATGGAGGCCATCGCGGAGCAGACCTGTCAGGCGGTGTGCGAGTTCTTCGGCATCCCCTACATCGCGCCGGACAAGCAGCTTGACGTGGAGCCGGAGCCGGTGCCCGATTCGGGCACGATCTACCGGGTGCAGGTGGGCGCGTTCGAGAGCAAGACCAATGCCGACATTTTCCTTGATGCCGTGCGGGCAAAGTTCCCGGGGGCGTACATCGTCAAGGTGTAAGGGTGTGAGGAACGACAACAGCGCACCCGTATGGGTGCGCTGTTGAACAATAAGCGTCAGTCTCTCTCGTACAGGCCGACGGCCTGGGCCAGCAGGAGGCGGACGTAAACTGGGCAGGTGTTCGTGCCAGATTCCCAGTTTTCCACCGTCCGGCGGGGGATGAGGAAGCGCTGGGCAAAGGCAGCCTGGGACAGGCCGGTGGCGGCACGGATCGCCTTGACCGTCAGGTGGGCAGCGTCCCATAGCTGGCCGAGCTGCCGGAGACGGTCATCCGGGATCGCAGCGTCAGGCGCGTCATCCCAGATGGAGGACAGGGCCGCGTCGGAGAGATAGGCGTCGCGGTCGGCGTAAGCCAGAGCCTCGGCCCAGAGGATGTTGAACTGCTTATCGTTCATAGTCGGCCTCCTCTCTGTCAGCGGACTTCGAACGCGACGATCTCGCTGTCGCGGTCGGCGTTCTCCTCGTCAAACTCCCGGCCCTCAGCCTGGAAGCGGTAGACGGGCCACAGCTCGACTTCCTGCGGGTTCTCCGTGTCGAGGTCGTAGCGGTTCAGCACCCGGAAGGAGTGCAGGTATGCTTCGCCGTTCCAGCCGTCGGCGCAGTACAGAGCGCCGTCGATATCGTAGATGGGCATGTCGTTGGAGGGCTGGGCGTTCCACCAGGAATCAACCGGGGCGATGGCTTTGATGTTCTCGTTCATGTTGTTCTCCTCTCTGCCGCGTGGCGGCGATCCATATCTAACTTCCGGGTTTAGTATACCACCGATTCGGTGGTATGTCAAGCATAAATCGCAGAATTTTTTCAAAAAAAATCTGAGCGAGGCGTGAGGCTACGATCCGCCGCCCTCCGCCTCCGTGAACAGCTCCGCAAGCTCACGGCGTGGGAATCAGCATGAATCCGACACATCGAGCTATCCGGGCAAAGCTACAGTCTATGGCGCCCCAGCGGGCGGTGAGTTTCATCGCCGGGATGGAGCTACCGGGGGACGAGGCGTTCTGCATCATCGAGTGCGACGTGCGGGGGAAGTCCCGCCAGCAGGTGGCCGACCGGCTTTTCGCGTCGCAGGAATACGTGAAGAAGTGCAGGCGCAGAGGCTACTGCAAGATCGCGGACGCCGTTAATAACAAGTGAAAGAAAGACCCAACGGGGACCCTTTTCAGGCCCTTTGTTGGGTCTTTTTTGTTTTATGATTTTATCAACAAGGAGGTGCGGACGATGGCATATTTTAATCCCTATCAGCCGATGGGCTACGGCAGCCCCTACGGATACCCCTCTGGCGGCCCTCAGAACGCCGCTGGCGGCCCGCAGGCGTTTATGGGGCAAGTTACCCGCGTGAACGGAAAGGGCGGCGCTGAGGCCTTCAGGATGGCTCCCAACAGCTCCATCCTGCTGATGGACGAGCATGACCCCATCGTGTGGCTCAAAACAACGGACGGTGCAGGGTACGCCACGGTGGCGCCGTATTCGGTGGCCCCATACCAGCCTGCGCCGGTGGTAGACGTCAACAGCCTGGAAGATCGCGTGAAGAGATTGGAGGAGATGCTCAGTGGCAAACCCGATGATGCAGATGCTAAGCGGCGGCAGAAGCCGGCTGAATAACCCTCTGGCCCTTGTCAGCCAGTTCCGCAAGTTCGCAGCCAACATGACGCCGGAAAAGGCGGAGGAAGAGGTCATGCGGCTCTTGAGCTCCGGACAGATGACAAAAGAGCAGTTTGCGGAGCTGAAGGACACGGCTGGGTGGCTGATGCAGTTCTTGAAATAAGCCGGTGCGCAACGGTTTATGATATATTCTGATGGAAGGAGTTTTCAACATGGACAACTATAGTCTGAGTGATCTGCGCGCTGCCGTCGGCGGCGAGAATGGCGGCTTCGGCTTTGGCAGCGGCGGTCTGCTGATCGTTGTGATCCTGTTCCTGTTCTTCGTCATGTTCGGCGGCGGTTTTGGCCGCCAGAGCGATTTCGGCCAGTACGCCACGGCGGCCAGCCAGCAGGAGATCCTTTTCGGGCAGCAGTTCGGCCAGATCAACGACCGCCTGAACAACCTGGGCAATGGCATCTGCAATCTTGGCTATGAGATGCAGGGCAACATTGGCCAGCTGGGCAAGGAGATGGCACTGGCGCAGAACGGCACCAACATGACCATCATGCAGACCGGCAACGGCATTCAGGCGCAGCTGGCGGAATGCTGCTGCAACACGCAGCGGGCCATCGACGGCGTGAACGCCAACATCGAGGCCAAGTTCGCCGCGCTGGAGAAGTCCCAGCTGGAGCAGCGGATCGCGGAGCAGTCCGCCCGCATCGCCAGCCTGGAGATGGACAACCGCATGTTCGGCGTCGTCCGTTATCCCAACGGCTACACCTACAACGCGGGCATGTCCCCCTTCTGCGGCAACGGCTGCGGCTGCGGCAACGTGTAAGCGAGCCTTACAAGTACGCCCTTTCAGGCGAGGCAAGCGGGGCGGCAACAGCTGCCCCGTATTATTTTAAGGAGGAATTTATGATGAGCAAATCCGCTATCTATACCACGAACACCAGCAAGCCCACCGTGGCTGTGGGCGGCGTTGTGCCGGTCGGCGTGACCACGCGCCGGTTCGGCTGCAACATCAAACAGGACGGCAACACCATCACCCTGTGCGGCCAGGGCTACTATTTGGTCAACGTCAGCGCCACCGTAGCGCCCACCGCCGCAGGAGCCGTCTCTCTGACTGTCCAGAAGGACGGCGTGGAGATCATCGGCGCGACCGCGACAGAAACTGCTGCCGCCGCCAATGATGCGCTGAATCTTGCCATCACGGCGCTGATCCGCAACGCCTGCGGCTGCGAAAGCAGCATCCTGTCCCTGATCCTGGGCGGCACCGAGGCCGTGGTGGAGAATCTTGCCGTCACGGTCGAGAAGCTGTGAGGTGCGCCATGAAGCTGATCCAGAAGCTGTCTGAGATGGTCGACGAAGAGATCGGCGACGCTCACAAGTACGCCAAGTGTGCGCTGGAGTACAGAGACACCAACCCCAACCTGTCGAAGGTGTTCTTTGATCTGTCCGCCGCCGAGATGCAGCACATGACCATGCTGCATACCGAGGTGGCGAAACTGATCGAGAAGTACCGGCAGGAGAAGGGCGAGCCGCCCGAGGGCATGAAAGCCGTCTATGACTATCTGCACCAGAAGCAGATCGACAAGGCGGCGGAGGTCAAGACCTTGCAGGGAATGTACCGTGGCGTGTAG